TGATACTGTGATGTTTCCTGTTACGTCTACACCGTTAGTTACATTAACATTTCCAGTAAAAGTGCAATCTGCATTGGTTTCTCTTTGAAAGAAAACTGTACCACCACCTTGGTCTACGTCCAGAATCTGAAAAGTACCATTATTATTTCTTATTTGATAGTCACTTTCGTTGTCTGTATCGTTGAAATGTAATGCTGGAACTGTTCCATTAATTGTTATATCACCACCAGAAACAGTAAGGTCACTACCAATATTTGCATTTCCTGTTACGTCAAGACCGTTAGTTACGTCAACGTGTCCGTCTGTATTTACAACTAATCTATCTGCACTATTAGTTGAATCCGTTATTTTTAATATGCCACTATTTACATTAATTGTATAATCAGGATTATTGTCTGAATCATTAAATGTTAGTGTTGGATTTACAGCAGTAAGAGTTGCATAACTTCCATTAAAAGTTCCTGTTGTTGTTACATTTTGTGATCCAAAGTCAGGAGATATCTTAGTTCCAGCTATTGCAGCAGATGCGTTAACGTCTGCGTTTACGATTGTTCCGTCTACTATGTTTGCACTAGCTACGGTTACGTCTGTTGGTAAAGCTCCACCAGCAATTTTAGTTGTTGCTATAGAGTCGTTAGCTAATCTACCAGCAATAGATGCGGAAGATACGTTTGCCATATCTTCTGCTGCTACTGGATGTCCTCCAGCAGTTTGTCCGTCATGTACGACAAGTGTTTCCTTGTCTGTATCTACAGTAACTTCGCCTTCGGCTCCAGTAAAGTTACTGTGTTGCGTGGTTGTTCCACGTCTTAGTTTTAATAATTTTGCCATTAAATTGTTCCGAAGTCGAGTTGTAAATTAGCACCATCTATAGTACCAATATTTGACATGTTGTTGTTTTGACCATCTAAAGTTCCACCTAATTGTGGTGAAGTGTCATCTACTACATTAGCTATACCTGAGTTAGATGTAATTCCTAACCATGCGTTACCATTGTAATTTTTTAATACATTATTAGAAGTATCAAACCAAAGATCACCATTACTTGGAGAACTAGGTGCACTAGCAGAAATTTGATACTCGTTAGCGTATCTGTTTACGTCAGATATAGATGTACCAACTGTATTTACATTACTAATAGAACCAGCAGTTAAATTTATATTTGTACTGTTATTAGCTACTGATACAATGTTTGCACTTATATCTGAAAGAGTTTTTATTGGGTCATCCTTAACAGTTATGGTATTACCCATACCGCTATGGTTTGTACAATAATATTGAAAATTAGTTGGTTGTGATTCTGGTATTACAATCTGTACTTTTGCACCAGCTTGTCCCTGAGTACCAGTAACAGTTACGTTAGTTGAATACTGAGAACTACCAGCATAAAATCGTAATGGATGGTTTGCGTTAGACGCATCACTTACATCAAATGTGTATGTCCAACCTTTGTATAAAGTAAGAGCTGGTTTATCTACACCATCAATGATAAATTTACCTGTGGCTGCTGTAACAGTAAGTGTAATTTCATCTTCTAAAGCATCAGCAACTATGTCTAATGAACCATTAGAACTACCTGTTGCTACAGCATCACTTATAAGACCTAAGTCTTCGGAATAAGTAATCGCACCTGAGACAATAGCAATATTATCAAGAACACTCTGTGCAGGGGTGACGATAGCCCAATTAGTCCCGTCATATACCCGTAAATTATCGGAGGAATTATCAAACCATAAATCGCCGTCTTGTAAGCTGGATCCATCTGCTCTCTGTGTAGGCGCACTGCCTGATATTTGGTAAAGGTCTGCAAAGTTATTTATATCGACTACGTTAGCACCAGCATTCACAATGTTAGTAATGTTTTGTGCAACTGTTGTAACCTCTGTAGCCTTAGGTACAAGCCTGTGAAATGAGTATTCGTGCAGTGTGCTTGTAGATTCTACTAAAAATCCAAAACCCGTAGGTATGGCAGTAGATACGCCAGTAATAGTTACCGTGTTACCTGTTCCAGCACCGTTTGCTATAGTTAGTGTTGTGCCACTTTGAGGAGTTAACGTTGTACTTGCAGCTTGAATACTTAGTATAGCTGCCTGACCCGTAGCTCCCTGTGGGTTTGTTGTAGGAAAGCTAGTCTCATTAGTAATAGCTGTAAACCCACCAACTTCGTCAATAAGGTCAATAATTCTAGCATTGATTGCAGCAGTAGTAGCTACTTTGTCATCTGCATTAGACCATGTAACTCCACTAGCAATAGTTTCTGAAGAATCCTGTCTAAGAAATAAAGCTTCAGCTTCTGTTTCAGTGTAATATCTGTTATCTAATTGTCCAGCGTTAAGTTCGGTCTCTGTGTAATATCTGTTATCTAGTTGACCAGCATCTAATTCTGTTTCTGTATAGTATCTATTATCTAATGTACCTGTTGCTATTTCGGAATCAGTAACAGCATTAGCTTGTATATGTTCGGATCCTATAGCATCATCAGCTATTTTTGTGCTATCTACAATATCGGCTGCTAGATGTTCTCTATCTATAGAACCATCTACATAGTGCTCTGAATTAACTGCATTATCAGCTAACTTAGTGCTATCTATTATATCAGCTTCTAAATGGACACGATCTATAGAACCATCTACATATTGATCGCTGTCTACAGAGTTAGCTGACATGTGAACCAAGTCTACACTGCCATTAACTAATTGGTCACTATCTACTGAGTCAGCAGACATGTGAATTAAGTCTACACTTCCATTAACTAATTGAGGACTGTCTACTGAGCCAGCAGACATATGTATAAGATTAATAGACCCGTCTACATAGTGCTCAGAGTCAATTTGATTATCAGCTATTTTAGCACCTGTAACGCAATCCGCTCCAAGAGCTGTATTATCTACTGAACCGGGAGCGTAGTGTTCTGTATCAATCGAATCTGCTACATAATGTTCAGAATTTATAACGTCATCAGCTATTTTTGTACCATCAATAGCATCATCTGCAATCTTAGACCTAATTACTGCACTATCGTCTATTTTAGTAGTAACAATAGAATCGTTTTCTAGATCTTCTGTTTCTATTGGACGAGTTTGTAACTCGTGTATTGCCATTAATGCTTGTTCTTGGTTGGCGTTAAGATCAGTAGCACGAATAGACGAACCAGCAGCAAATACAGCTTTAGGATCTTCGCTACCGTTTGTTTTACCAACAGTTGTTTCTCTATAAACTCTAACACGTACACCTGATTTAGGTGCTCCAGAAGTTTCTTGTACAGAACTATCTACACTGGTATTGTTAAAAGTTATTTTTGTAGGGTTGCTGACATTGTCAACAGCATATTTAGTTGTCGCTTGTGTTACTCCATTAAGAGCAACTTTTACATCTTCAGTTTGTATGACTGGGAAAGTGTAAGTAAATTCCAAATCGGAACCATTAGGCGCACCTCCCCCATTGTCGGTGTATGTAATTGCCATTTAATTAATTAGTTATTTAGGCATTTCTAGAATTTTATCTATTGTGCCTTTGTTTGCTTGTCTATTTTTTAATTTTTGCTCTCTTTCTTCAATAAGTAATTTTTGGACGTCGTTATCATTTTTAAGCGAAGCCCAAGCTCGTTTCTTAGCTTTGTCAAATACTTTGGCGATTCGTTTGTAGTGGGGGAATGATTTTGGTTCAACATCGCTCATACCATTTTTTCTGTAGTAATTCATTTCAGACAGAGAAGTCTGTATTGATTCTTCTGCTGCCATCTTATCAAAGATTGCTTCTAAGTTTTGTTCACCTATAGCTTTCTGAAACATAGACCTGACTTTTGGACTGTCACTTAAATCTGTTCCATCTGGAGCAGAATATGTAGATGTTCTCATGTCGTAGCCACTATTAAATAGTAACTGTCTACCGGGTGAATAATCAATATTAAAGTTAACAGGTGAAAACGCGTTAAACATACGAGTTATAAAGTCGTGATCTTTAATAGGTTTACCAGTTAATATATCATATTTAATAGGTAACGGGTCTGATGCTATATTTTCAGTTATTAAGTTTCTATTTCTTATAGAACTTTGGATATCAGAACCTAACTCTCTTGTATATGGTGTTAATACTTTACCTATTTCATTTCTAAGACTAGATAATGGAACAGTATTGTTCATCAATGAAGCTAAAATTCTTTGCTGTTGTCCGGGTTTACCAGAAAATAAATCTACAAATGACTGTAGTCCTGCTAAATAAGATTTACTTGTAACAGTACC